CTGCAAGGAGCTGCCAACCGTTACCGGTAAAGCAGGTCAGCACAATCGCAACAATCACGATGACCCACTCGATCCAACCCTTGCTGTACCACTTTTCCTCGATCTCGACATAGGTACAGGTCATGTAGTGCATAGAACGTGCAACCAACACTTCACGTTCTTTCACGTTGAACTTATTAACCAGGGCTTTATCCAGGGGAATTATCAGAGTCTTGGAACCAGCACCACCAGTGTAACTATAGCCCTTGTACACTTTGTAGTTGCACAACAGCCCGTGCACGGTGATTTCATCATACACAGCTGCGGTGCGCTGATAACGGTAGGTGTACACCTTGTTTGAGTAACTGCCAGTGCACTGACCAACCTTGGCAATCACACCACCAGCACTGGTTTTAGTGATGGCCTTGTAGCCAAAGGACATGGTGAACCGCTTATCCCTGATGGAAAAGCGTTTTTCAGACAGGGCTGGAGCCTTTGGATCGTAGACAGGGTTCTTTCCACCCGTGGCGTACCACAGTGCATTGAAGTACTCGTACAGGTACTTCTGTTCAGTAGGGTCATCACTCCCCGGATTTACCCCGAAGATCAGGATGCCGTGCACAGTGTCTTCACCACTACTGTCATTGATGGCATCACCAATTTGGTCGTAGTCCATGTTCAGATACTTGAGCATCTTTTTCTGATCTTCATAAGGATCAGAGTACTCATAGCGTGCGGTTGTTTCTGCTTGGAAGTCGTACCGGAAATAGGTGAAAGGGTAATAAGTACCCAGATCGTTGAAGACCCCTTCCTGAATAGCAGTCAGCTCTGGGTATGTTTCACTATTAACCGGGTGGCTCCAGAACCCCCACTTGTTATTGCCAGGGTCTTTGAACCAGACCTGATAATACTCGGCGTCGAGAGCGAAGTTGGACAGGTCAATATCCAAAGTACCTTCACGCCATTCAGGAATGTCCACCATCATGGTGCCGACTTTCTGAGTGATTACCACCTGGAACAGGTAGATCACTCGCACGATGTTCTTGTCGGCATTAACGTCCACCTCGAATGGAGTAGCAGCCGCCAAGGATGCAGGTGTAGCCAGGCGACCTGGATACGGCATGCTATTGGCCGGAGTGCCCCAGGTTTCCTGAGCACCCGCAGGGGAATCCTCCAGCCCTTCCAGACTGAAGATCAGCACGATGTCTTTCAGGTACACCGTGGCGTTCTGACGTTGGCTCAGCACATGGATTTGGTTGGTGTTGCTGTCGTAGCCGTACTGCTTCACCAGAACTTCCCAGGCATGATGCACCGCATTGAACGGTCCCTTCTTGTAGTAGCCCAGGGTCACCGTCTTGACCAGCTCCGCTTCCATGACCTTCTTCACGATGGCCTGGCCATCCAGCGAAGAGTGCAGGGTACTGACAGGCATCCCATAGGGGTGCCACTTCTTGGCGTACTGGTACATTCGATTGGATCGGGTGCCGATGCTGTTCATCCAGCCATCGGCCAGGAACTCGGCAACAACCCCATCCTCCAGAATGGCCTTGGTGGTGCTGGTGATCGTGGTGTCTGGGATCAGGTTGTCATCAATGGCACGCTTCAGATCGACATTGACCTCGACCTTCTTCTTGTTACTGAACAGCCCCATACATCCTCCAGATAGAACAAGGGGAGCCGTAGCTCCCCCCTGTGTTGCAGCGTTGTGGGTTAGGCTTCTACACCGGCCAGCAACTTCTTCACGGCTCGTCCGATGGTCGCATCGTTGAGCATGTTGGTCGAATCCGCCACCGTACCTTCGTCCGTGGTGCGGCGGACGTTCCAGCTGTCCACCAGCAGCTTGGCTGCCTTCTGCTCGGCGTCTCGCTTGAAGCCATCGGTTTGTGCCTTGTACAGCAGCTTCTGACGGCCAATTACCGAGTCGTCGTCCACACCCAGGCCCACGGTTTGGGCTTTCTCGGTCTGCACCTTCTGGCCCAGCAGGGTGGTTTCCTGTACGACTTTCAGTACCTGTTCGGACAGCAGATCGAACTCTGCACGCAGCTTGCACTCTTGAGCCACCAGCACGGAGTTCTGAGTGACCTCGTTCAGGTAGTTCTGGCCCAGCAGCTTGGTCTCGGCAGTGATCTTTTCCTTCTGCTCCAGCAGCACCAGTCCTTCAGTGACGGCGTTCGCCTTCTGCTGGTTGATCATCGCCGTTTCAGCGGTGACCTTCAGCTTCTGCTCGCCCATCACCTGACCTTCGATCACAGCGTTAGCACGCTGTTGGTTGATCATGGAGGTCTCAGCTACCACCTTGGATCGCTGTTCGATGATCAGCAGATTCTCGGAAGCCAGCTTGGTCTTCTGGACGCCGGCCATCTCGACTTCGATCAGGGCCTTGTCACGTTGAGCTTCCATCAGCTCACGTTCCACCGGAGCGGTCAGCACCTTCTCCTGCATCACAGCCACTTCAGCAGTGATCTTGAGCTTCTGCTGTTCGAGGATGTCACGGTCAGCCTGAGCGTTCAGCACCTGCTCGTTGATCAGTGCCGTTTCGGCCACCATCTTGGCCCGCTGCTCATCCAGCAGTTTCCACTGGTTCTCGGCGTTCAGCTTCTCTTGCTTGGCCAGCTCTACCTGAGCTTCGACCAGCAGGACACGGGCATTGGTCTCAGCAATCTGAGCAGCCAGCATCTCTTCTTCGAGTGCAGCCTTCCGCTGTTCCAGCAGGAACGAAGCGGAAGTGCTGAGAATTTGGGTAAGCGAACCCAGGTAGACCTGAGAGTATTCCGGCCCCCGGATACGGTTCTGGGCGTACTCTTGATCGAGGTGGGCCTTGGCAGCCCGCATCAGGGTGTCGAACAGACCGTTACCACCAATGGTGGCTTCAGTCAGTGCAGACGTTGGAATCTCACTCATAGGGTCTACCTGGGTTGCTTACGGGGTTACAGACCTTTGGCCATGGCCTGGCGCTGAGCCAGATCGGCCAGCTCTTCTTCGGTCAGCGGGTCGAGCACTTCGATGGCGAACTCGCGGATCAGCTTGCCCTTGCGAATCTTGTTGCCACGGGAGTCCTTCTCGGTGACGAAGATTTGGCACTGACGCTCACGCAGCTGGTTCAGCAGAATCTGCTCGACATGCCAGCCTTCTTCCACGTTGTACGGCACGTAACGCTTGACGGTGCCGACAGCGTTGTTGGAGACGGTGAAGATTTCGCCTTCCCACTCCTTCTTGGTGGGGTTCATGCAGGTGATGCGTACACGCACCAGCTTCAGGCCCTCACGCTTCAGGCGCAGCTTCTTGGCAGCCGCCGATTCTTCATCGGTGCCGGTGGCCACTTTCGGTTCATCACTACCGACCTGGCCTTCGCCTTCAGCCTGGGCAGCCTTGATCTTCTCGCGCAGCTTGTCGGCACTGATCGAGGGATGGAATTTCACGCCGAGCTTTTCAGCACGGACTTTCAGGTTCTCCAGCTCGGCAGCCGCTAGTTGGGCAGCTTCATCCAGCTCTTGGTTGTCCTGGTTCAGTTGTTCGTCGCTCATGGGAAACAGTTCCTATTGGAGAGAGAAAAGGAACCCGGTTGCCCGGGTTCCCTGTGCTGCTGGCCTTAGAGGACGGCAGCGGTCTTGATCAGAGCGATACGCTCCGGACGCAGGCACATGAAGCCGTAGTACCACTTGATCGACATGAAGCCGGTCTCGCCATACGGATCGTTGCGGTCGGCGGTCGCTTCACCCGGGGCCTTGTGGAAGATTTTGAACTTCACGGTCTTGCCATCGGTTTGGAAGCCGATGGTGGTGAAGCTCTGGTCACCCACGACCAGCATCGGGAACACGTCGAAGGCGTTGTTGGTCTCGTAGTGGGTAGCCACTGCCGAGGCATCAGCACCAGCGCCGGCCCACTTCATCATTTCCGGAACCACGATCACACGGAAGGCGTCGATGGAACCGGCTTCGCCGTTCAGCACGGTGCCAGCGGCAGCGTACTTCTCGACCGGGATGAAAGCCGGCTCGTTGTGCAGGTCTTTCATGGCCTTCAGGGTGGGCAGCAGCTCGGAGCCGACATACATGACACGGCAGGCCGGAACGACACGGGTGTCGATCATGCGGGTGCCGGTGATCACGGTGGTCTTCTTCGGGCAGCGGTTGTTGTCCAGGTCGATGCTCAGACGCATGATGTCGCCGTAGGTCACCACGTCATCGGCACCAACGGTGGCGTTGGAAGTGGCGTTGCCGGCGTAACGGATCACACCAGCGGCGTTGATCAGGTCGATCTGGAGGGCGTCTTCGGTGATCTCGTTGGCGCCGTTGATCATCTCGCGGTTGATGTGCTGCATCAGCTCGGCGTCGGAGTCGAAGTCCAGGGATTCCTGGGTGTACTCGTCGAAGAAGCCGAACTTCTCGAACGAACCTTCGATTTCCTTGCGCTTGAAGCCCACGCGGTTGACACGGCCACCGGTCTCGGACAGCACCGGGAGCTTGCCCGGGATGGTGCCGATGTCCTTGCTGGAACCGTACAGGTTGCCGTTGGCGATGGTCGCACCGGAGGCGTCGATGCCCTGGTCGTTGATGTTCGCATCGTCGAGCAGCGGGATGTAGTGGTAACGCTTGATGCTCTTGCCCATGTTCTTGGGCATGGAAGTCACGTCAGCCAGCTGGCTGAAGTATTGTTCCTTGCGGGCCTCGATCAGCGCCTGCTTCTGGTAGTAGTGGGTCAGCTGCTGAGCGCCGACGCTCGACGGAGTACCGCCTTTCGGGTCTTTGTACTGCATGGACATTGAAGTCACCTCTTACTTACATGAGTCGGGGATTGCCGATCTTGGCGAAGTCCTCATCGGACAGAGCCAAGGGGTTGAAGTCCGGGTCGTTCTTGACCGGGGCTGCTGCCTTCGGCGTGCTGGCAGCGAGCTTCTTGGCACGGACAGCCGCATCATCGGCTTTGGGCTTGGGAGTGATTGGCTGGCGTTCCGCAGGCTTGGTAGCACTCTTTGCGGGAGTGTTGAAAGCACCACGGTTGTGCATGGCTTCACCCACATGCCGATAGGCGTCGATGTCAGACATACCGTTCAAGCGACCTAGCATCCGCTCGCGCTCCACTTCAGTGCTGATCAGGTCGTAAACACCACTTTGCATGTGGCTGTTGATGACTTCGATCAGTTGAGGTGTTGCAGCAACGATCTGCTTACTTGGGCCATCCCACTTATTGCTCACAACATCGAGCGTCTTCTGGAAGGTCGGCGTGTCCTGAATCTTCTCCAGTACCGCATCCAGCTCCAGCTCTCGGTCGTCAACAGTGTAAGTCTTCGGCTTGTATTCGCTCTTGCTTACATCCATTTCCAGCGGATCGAGTCCGCTGTCTTTCACCAACTTCGAGATTGCGTCCGGGTTCTTTTTGTCCAGATCAATCAGGAAGCTCAGCTTTTCTTCGCTGAGGAGACCATTGTTCTCCAACAGCTTGAGCAGTTTCAAGTTTGGCTTCAGTGCAGCCATCTTCTTGTTGTAGTTCGCCCCCATTTGCATGAGGGTAACGGCTTCTTCAGCCGACTGAACTTGCATCTGCTTGCCATTAGCAGTGAACGGGGCGAAGACTTTCTCGTACTCGGCCTTGTAGTCCACTTCTTGCTTGGGTTTTTCTTCCTTTTCCTTGGGAGTCTCGGGAGTTTCCTTCTCCTTCGGCTTTTCAGCAGGCTTGGGTTCTTGACCCTCTTCCTCCTGCTCTTCCTCTTCGCCGCCTTCGGCAGGATCAGCCTCACCTTCAGGCTTGGCTTCCTCGCCTGACGGCTCGTCGCCGCCTTCCGGTTCGCCTTCACCC